TGAATTTAAATGCTAGAAATGTAAATACAATTCCTATTTCACACGAAAATACAATTTTAAAAAATCCCGAAATAAGAAAACTTTTAGATGATAGACTTTATAAAGTTGCAAATGAGGTCATTAGAAAATATAATGATATTTTCCCACTAAGTCAAATAGAAGAAGATTCTGGATATGATTTATTAAAGTATGAGGTAGGGCAATTTTACCGGCAACATACAGATTCATACAAAAAACATCCTAGAGCAGTGTCTTGTTCTTTCGCACTAAATGATGATTTTGGAGGTGGAGAATTTGCTTTCTTTGATAGAGAGTTGATTTATAATTTAAAGAAAGGATCAGTAATCATGTTCCCTTCAAATTTTATGTATCCACACGAAATCATGCCTGTAATCAAAGGCACTAGATATTCTATTATTACTTGGTTTGTTTAAAGGAGATTATATTATGCAATTAAAACCAGGAACATTTTGTCCTATAATGAAAGAAGAATGTGTACAGTTTAAATGTGCATGGTTTACTAAAGTTGAAGGTTATGATATCAATACAGGTAAGCAAGTTGAAGAATGGAATTGTGCTATGACTTTTATTCCTATGTTACTGATTGAAAATTCAGGAATGTCTCGTCAAACTGGTGCAGCTGTTGAAAGTTTTAGGAATGAGATGGTGAAATCTAATGAAGAAACTCAGAAGATATTCTCCAATATGTTGTCAATGAATCCTGAAAACAATACAAAATTACTTAAGTAAATGTTTTTTTGTAATCTTACAAGAAACCCATTGATTGTAGTAAGATTCATTCAATAGTGCGTGGCGAGAGAATATCTCCCACGTTTCGTAATAAGACAATTCTGATTTAGTTTTACAGAGGTGAAGTATCTCTCTTACGTATTGATCTTCACCATTTTTTTTAACTTCTTCTTGTAGTAATAAATTAGAACCCCAGTATGTCATCCAATCAGACGATACTCGGGTTTTCTTTTTCTTACCTTTAACTTGTGTAGTCTTAGATTTGGTGAAGAATTTTTTACCAATATATTTACGACCACTTTGAGTATGTGTGATTAGATATACAAACCCAAAATGGCCGTCTATATTTTCTTCGGTAAATTCTTCACCTGTATTATGAAAATACCAGGTCATTCGTCATCATCACCAAAATCCTCAGTTTCAATTAAATATTCACCGCAAAATGGACAGTAGTGTGGATCATCTTCACATTTACTTTCATCATATTTAATTGTAAACTCTGAGGAACATGCCCCACAAGTGTGTTTCAACGAAGCCATTATTGACACCAAGATTGTTTGGCTTCACCAAAATATTCCCGAGCGAAACCGTTTTGAATCAACATACTACGGAGACTTTGACCATCTAGAATCATATCACCCAAGACACGACCACCAAATTTATCCCAACCATAGAGTGTGACTTGTCGTTTAATGGACTTTGCAACTAGATTTTTAGTAAACACAGTTGCTGCTTGACCACGTTGATCTTCACTTGGACATTGAGCTCTATGGCCTTTTTCTGGCGTATCTACACCATAGATACGAACTGCTAATTCAGGTTTTAATGGCAAAGGTAAAAAGGGTGCTGCAATCACTACAGTATCACCATCATTTACCCGTACAATTTGTGCATCATACGTTACACCTTTTGCTGTTTTGTCAGCATAAACATTTCCTATACCAGCGAAAGATAATAGACCAATTAAAAGTATTTTTGTTAATTTCATTCTTTCTCCTTAAATATTAAAACTTTCACCACAACCACATCGATTCTTTTCTAAAGAATTTATAAAATCAAAACCTTCATTGAGTCCATTTCTTTTCCAATCTATTTCCATTCCGTTCAGATAAGGAATATGTTTTGGGTCAACAAAAATTTTAACACCGTTAGATTCGTATATAGTATCTGTATCCGATACACTATCAACATATTCTAAGGTATAGGCCAAACCACTGCAACCTGTGGTTCTAACACCAACCTTAATACCTAATCCTTTTCCTCTTTTGTTTAAAGAGTTTAAAGTTTTGCGAGATGCGAGTTCAGTCATTGTGATCATAGATTTCTCCTTCGATCTTTATTTAGACGAAAAAAAAGCCTCTTACGAGGCTTTTAATATAACAAAAAAATTTTAGAAACTTAATTGACTTCTAAACATAATTGCTTTTTCACCATTTACACGACTACCAGAACTACCAACTAATGCATCAAACTTTGTATCTACGTAGTTGAGCATGAAACGTAGATTGTCAGTGCAAAACCAAGTTAGACCGTATGTCATAGCAGTAGCACGATTTGACTTGCCTGTTGCAACGGATACATCACTTGCATCAAACTCACTCATACGTACACCAACCTGCCACGCACCACGACCACCTTTGTCGATTGGATTATTTGGTTTAATCCAACCAAACGCACCATCTTTGTATGCATGTGATTCGCCAGTTAAATTATAAACTGCTTGTACATAGTACCCTTTGATTTCTTGGTCACTACCTGTTGCAGCATCATATTTAAAATTGAACTGTTCGCCTTGAACTTTGAAACCGTTATATGCAAACGCTGCTTCTAATCCTTGGCGTGTTCTTGTAGTAGCACCACTCAATGCGGAACCTGTAAACCAACCAGACTGCATACGAGATTCTGTTCTACCACTGGCTGGTGCAACGCCACTTTTAATTTCACCTGTGCTGTATGCTGCACCCAAGTGTGCAGTGTATGCTTTGCTGCCTGTTAGTTCAGCAATATTAGTTGTTACACGACCAATATAATCAAGTCCATCGAACTCTGCGCTCTTATTGGATTTGCCTCTACTTGCTGCTATAGCATATGTAAGGCCAGGTTTTGGCACACCATGTAACATGAAACCAGTTTCTTTTGCAGGAATAAATTCAGTATCATTCTGACCAATCAAACTACGTTCCATAAAATCTAGATTGTTTGAACTTGTCATTTGTTCAAGACTAAATGGCATCTTGAATAAGCCAAATTGAAATTGCATTTCTGGATTTGCTGCATAGTTTACCCACATCTCATCTGCTGTTGATGATGTAGAACTAAAGCCATCACTTGCACCAAAGTTTGCTAACAATTGATATTTGAAGTCTTTTGCAAATTGTCCACGAACACCAAATCTTGCACGGCGAACTTCGGCTAAGTTTTGATACGAATCCGTGGTTTGGCCGACACCATAATCTGGTGTGTATTGGCGATAGTCCATATGAATTCGACCTGTAAACTGTGCCGTATTGTTTCCATCTTTGCTTTTGAGTCCGATTCCATTTTCTGTGACTGAACCATCGTTTGCTCTTGCTTGTCTGTATTTGACCGAATCACTAACATCTTTGTCGATTCTTTGTTCTGCAAACTTTTTGTTTTCTTCTTTTTCTTCATATGCATTGAGTTTTGATTCATATTCTTTTTGAGTGATTATATTCTTCTCTCTTAGAATATTCAATGTATCTTTATACTCATCAGCATATGCAGGAATTACTGCTGCAAGTGCAACTACGATAGATAATTTTTTAAATAGTTTCATAATTTATCCTTATTTCCAAATTGGGTTGTTGTCAGGACCTTTTAAGTCTTTTTTCCAATTGTCCTGATTTAATTTAATAACTGATTGTGGTAAATGAACATATTCTAGTTCTTCACTCATCTTGGCACCATTCTTCCAACTCCAATCAAAGAATTTCAAAACTGCACGACCTGTCAAACTATCTGCTTGTTGTTTGTGCATGAGAATGAAACTTGCGCCTGTTGCTGGCCATGCTTCTTTACCTGTTTGCCATGTGAGCAACAAATACATTCCTGGTGCATTAGCCCAATCTGCGTTTGCTGCTGCGGCTTTGAATGAATCGTCACTTGGTTGTACAAAAACACCATCACGATTTTTTAATTGTGCGTGTGCAATTTTATTTCTTTTTGCATATGCATATTCTACATAGCCAAATGCACCTTTGATTCTTTGTACTTGAACAGCAACACCTTCATTACCTTTACCACCTACACCAACTGGCCATTTTACTGCTGTGCCTTCGCCAACAGTTTTTGCAAAATCAGCGTTTGCTTTACCTAAAAAGTTTGTCCAAATAAATGTAGTGCCTGAACCATCTGCACGATGAACAACTGTGATTGCTAATGCTGGTAGATTGACGCCAGGATTCAAATCAACAATTGCTTTATCGTTCCACTTTGTGATTTTACCAAGATGAATGTTTGCAATAACTTCTGGTGTTAATTTTAATTGACCTGCTGCTACACCGTCAAGATTGAATACTGGTACTACACCGCCAATTACTGCTGGAAATTGCACTAGACCTTCTTTGTCTAATTCTTCAGGCTTCAATGGCATATCACTTGCACCAAAGTCAACTGTTTTTGCTTTGATTTGTTTGATACCACCACCAGAACCGATTGATTGATAATTCAGACCAATGCCAGTGGATGCTTTATATGCTTCTGCCCACTTAGCATAGATTGGAAATGGAAAAGTCGCACCAGCGCCAGTTAATTCTGCTGCGGATGCGACTCCTGTAAATAACAATAAAGATAAAAGTAACTTTCTCATGATTTCTCCTATAAGAATTGTGCCTTTGCACAATATCACACTTATCTATGAAATCATGATCCTTAAACGGGATTGTAACAAAACCGTCATCGGATTGTCATAAATCAATTAATACATATTTGGAGGATCTACTTTCCATTCATATCCTTCGGGAACTGGATTCCAATTATTGGTATCTTTTTTCCATGCAAAACCAATACCCCAATCGTTAGAAGTTTCAATCACGTTTGCTTCAACAGCCCATTCATCTTTATTTAAATTTCTCATGAATACTTTTGGACCAGGATGATATGCTGTATCATGAAGTCCAACAATTCCATTTTTTCCTAAAATGTTTGTGTATTCCCAATCTTTTAAACATTGATTAACGCTGTGCCACCCGTCGATGAAAATAAAGTCAAATTCTTTTCTAGTTGCTCCACATTTTTCAAAAATTTGATTTATTATTTTCATATTTTCTTCATAGTTGGAACTATCACCTCTTATAACATGAATATTTTCTTCTTCATTGTTTAGATATTCTCTATCATCTATATCTATTCCAATATAGATAGTTTCTTTTTTCTTATTTTTCAACAACACTTGTGTAAATGAATTTTCTCCATTTCTATTGACTCCGATTTCAAGTATAGCGGAACAATTTTCAGAAACTCTCAAAAATCTATCTCTTAAGACCATTCTATTCGCTTCAGTTACCTCAGCCCAACCCCTAAATTCTATTCTTGGATCTCCATCACTATCATCCCAAGGTGTAAGATATCTAATATCTTTTATTAAATCATTTTTCCATTTCATCACTTTTTCTCCTTTTAAGCTGCTTTACCCCAAACTTCTTCCCATTGTCCCGACAAGGCACCTTTTGCGTAATCAGTAACACGATTTTCGAAAAAGTTTCCGTGAATAGGAGCATTAATCATTTCTTCAACCCATGGCAATGGATTTTTCTTTACCTTGAAAATCCCTTTAAGACCAAGAGAAATAAGCCTACGGTCAGCAATATAGCGAATATAGCGCTTAACATCTTCTGCATCTAGGTTCTCCATTGGACCCATCTCGAAAGCTAGGTCAATAAATTTATCTTCTAGTTCCACCATTTTTTCTGCAATAGTATATATTCTCGATTTTAAATCATCATTCCAAATTTCTTTGTTTTCTTCCACATATGTACGGAACAATTTAATCATATTCTCGGCGTGCATTGTTTCATCAACAATAGACCAAGTAACGATTTGTCCCATACCCTTCATCGTACCGTTGCGTGGGAAGTTAAGTAACATGATAAAGGAACTGAATAATTGCATCCCTTCGGTGAAAGCAGAGAATACTGCAATGTGAGTAGCAGTAGAAGCAGCATCGCCATTCTGTGAGCTAAGATTAAGTACGTAATCATGTTTATCTCTCATTGCCTGATATTCTAAAAATTGATTGTACATTGTATCAGGCAATCCTAATGTTTCAATCAAGTGTGAGTATGCTGCAATGTGTAATGCTTCACGAGCTGCAAAACCAAGTAACATCATTCTTACTTCCGGTTGAGGAAAATAAGGAAGATAATTCTTTACATAACCACCTGCCACATCAATGTCGCCTTGTGTGAAGAATCTAAAAATGTGTGTGAGAAATTGTTTCTGTTCTGTTGTTAATTTGTTTTTCCAATCTTTTACATCTTCGATCATTGGAACTTCTGAATGAAGCCAATGAGCTTGTTCATGTTGCAACCATGCATTATATGCCCAAGGATATGCGAATGGTTTAAATGCGGTTCTTTCGTCCGTTAGTTTTGTGTCGTGCTTTTTAATCATTGATGAATGCCTCTAGTTCTTGTTTTGTTTTATTTCCTATGAGTCTTTTTGATGCCATATTATCTTCAACGATTACCAATGTTGGTACACTACGAATGCCAAATTCTGTTGCAATTTCTGGATTGACATCAATATCAATCACTTCAATTGGTACATTAGTTTCAACTTCTTCTAATGTTTTAGCTAGCATTTTACATGGTCCACACCATGATGCTGTAAATCTTAAAACTTTTTTCATCGACCTTGACCTCTATATTTTTTATTTGATGTTTTTTCTGTTTTATTCATGGAGGAGGTTTTTTTCTGTCCACCCTGTTTAGTTCTTTTGTGTACTGATTTGTGTTTACTTGTTCCGGTTTGCTTAGCCATAATATCTCCTTATTTGCTTTTGTAATTTACATTTTGTTTTGCTTCCAATTCACGCAAATCGTTTGCCACATCTGATACGCCATGCCAATCTTCAATCGCAATCATTACTTGTAAATAATCCAATAATATTTCTTTTTGTGTTTCAAAATTGCTGTAATCTTTACTTTTGCTCATTCTTTTTTTCCTCTTGTACTATTGCTGGTTTTTCTGGCCATATTTTTTCTTTAATGTATGAAGCACCAAACCAACCCCATGCTGAAAAGAAACCCCACATAATGATTTCACCTATCATACTACTTCTCCATCAATCTGTCAACAAATTGTTTTAATAATGTATGATGTTTACCATTATTCCAGTGACGATGCAAATAAGGTTTATCATACCAATATTCTTCTGCTTCGAGATGGGGTCCAATCAAACCTATACGACCTTGTATAATTGCGGCTGGATCTCCATTTTTATATCTCGCTACAACTTCATAATTCGATTCTTCTCCGATAAATGTAGGTGCATCGTAAAAGAAGAATCTATCATCTGTGCCGTTCCAGTTACATTCAATTGCTTTACTGTATGATCGTCTGGTACAGGTGTTTGGTCTTTTAATATATTGTTTTGATTCAACTCCGTACAGTATATTAAAATAATGTTTATCAGCCCAATAGGCACCCATACATATCCCAAGATATCTGCCACCAGATTTGATGTAGTCAAGGATAAAACTCCCGTGATGCCTAAAATATGTATCGAAAGCATCACTGTCGCCAACACCACCAGGAAAACACAAGAGATCCACATTATCAAAAAAGTCGTTTTCGATTTCATGTTTAGTAAATAATTTATATGTATAGTTCGGTCCTAGTGCTTTGATTATACCATTGCACGATTGAACCGAACATTTCGGGTGTTGCACAAATAATGCAATTGTTGACACTTTATATCAATCATCCTTCGCAAGCTAAACAAACATCTTCTGTTGCTAAAGCCTTCAAATCAATTTCTTCGATCACTTTTCTTTCGATTCTCTTTGACACTTTATCTGCTTTAGCCAATTTCTCACTACGGCAGTAATAAAGTGTTTTGAGTCCTTGTTTCCAAGCCTGAAAGTGTACAGCATGTAGATACTTTACATTTACATCAGGTCTAAAAAAGAGGTTAATGGATTGCGCCTGGTCAATGTAATTTTGTCTGTTAGCTGCGTGGTCCACAATCCATCTTTGGTCAATTTCCATACTAGTTTTGTAGACATCTTTGGTCCATTCATCCAAGAAATCCAAGTGTTGGACGGAACCATCGTTTGCAATGATAGATGACCAGATTTCTTGATAATCCAATTTGCTGTCGGCATCACATTTCTCCTTGATTAACTTATCCAAATACTTATTTTTATTTAAGTAGGCTCCAGAAAGAGTATCTTGTCTATAGGCATTGGCACGATAAGGCTCAACAGAAGGGCTAGTATTGCCCATGATAATAGAGCTAGAAGCATTAGGAGCAATGGCCATAAGATGACTGAAACGTAGTCCGGTGCCTCTAGCATCCGGTGCTTCACCTCGTTCAGCACCCAATTGAAGATTCGCTTCATTTAATCCTTCTCGTATGTGTTTAAATATTTTATTGTTTGAAGATGTTGCCAGCGCCGACTCAAACGGTATGCCATTTCTCTGTAGATAAGCGTGAAAACCAAGAGCCCCCACACCAATGCTGCGCTCTTGGATAGCAGAGTACCTGGCTCGGCTAATGTGATCAGGAGCATTGCTAATAAAGTACTGAAGTACATTATCCAGCATTTCAGCCGTGTCCCGTAAAAAAAGTTTATCATTTTTCCACTCATCAAAATACTCCAAATTCAATGACGAAAGACAGCAAACAGCAGTTCTTTCTTTGTCGGTTGGTAAAATAATTTCGCTGCATAGATTACTTTGTTTAATTGATAGACCTAATTTCTTTTGAAATTCTGGCATTGCACGATTACTTGTATCAATAAAATGCAAATATGGTTCACCCGTCATCATACGCATTTCAAGTACACGTTGCCACAATTCTCTCGCAGAAACTTTGTCACGTACTTCACCACTATGTGGATCTTTTAGTTCCCATGTATCATCTGCATCATGGTCTAACATACACTTTTCAATTAAATGCATGAAGTCATCTGTAATGTTAATTCCGTGATGTAAATTCAAACAACGCATGTTTTGATCACCCGTTGGTTTACGCATCTCTAAGAAAATAAGAATATCTGGATGACTAATATCAAGATAAGCAGCGTAAGAACCGCGGCGGGTCCTACCTTGCCTATACGCCAAAGAAGAAGCGTCATAGGTACGCAAGTGAGGCATAATGCCAACAGACTTATCATCAGCAGAACGAATACCAAGACCAATTCCAACTCCTCCTCCTAACATTGAAAGCCAGTTGACTTCCGATAACGTATCGACCAAGCCCTCAGCACTATCATCCAAATAAGGTAAGAAACAAGAGATAGGAAGGCCACGCTTACTACGGCCAAAGCTAAGAATGGGAGTAGAATAACTAAGCCAATGCTTGCTACTATAATTATAAAGTCTTTGTGCATGTTCTTCATTTGAACTAAAAGCTTTTGAAACATATGCAAACCTTTCTTGTGGAGAGTTTTCTTCCTCTTTCATGTAAGATTCTTTTAATCTTTTTACACCCAACTCATCAAACAAACTATCTTGAGAATAGTCTACCTTAATACCATTGATGATATCTTCCATTCGCTGCTCCAATTTTATTGTTATTAATTTTCTGTGAATTCTTTTGCCATCGGAAATACTTTGGCAACTACTTCTGCACATTTACGTGCGATGAGCATGTGCTCTTTTTGTGTGCCGTTTGCTGAACGTAACTGTATGTAGTGTATCCAACTACGCAAGGTTCCATTCATATACAAACGTGATACTGTTAGACCTTCTGGCAAAACTACACGGGCTTGTTCTTTTGCAAGACCATTTTCTATAGCCCACTCATACGCTTGTTTTGCTCTTAGAATTACTGATGCTTGTTCTGATTCCCATCTTTCTTGCAAGTAATCATCATTCGTTTCAATAGAATTTTGTCGATTCTTTGTATCTTGTAATCTAGCTTCACGATACACAAAATCCAAATCTTCTACAGGATTAGCATAACGCTGTGAAAATTCCTGAAAAGAAAAAGAACGGTGACGAAGCATCTGTCTAGCAATATCTCTTGTGGTTTCAATTTCTAAACACATACTCACCATCTCTAAAGGTGACCAGTGTTGGTTTTTGATGAGATAACGAATTAACTTCTCACTTGTTTCTTTATTTGATTGGTTACTGGGATTTGATACTCTTGCACAGAAAGCGACTAACTCTTGTAAATCTTTTTCAATGCCACCACCTGATGTTCGTGCTATTTGTGAATAACTAATCAAATTAACTTTCATGTTAAACTCTTTTCCAAAATGTAAATCTAGTTTGTGCTTCCAAACCAGAAAAAGTATTATTACTTATAATTTCTTCAATTGCGTCAGGTGAAATGCCTGACATTACCATTTCATTTATATCTTTGGCTTCAATATAATCTGGCCATATCACTACCTTATAACCTAATTCTATCGAATTGTGCATCATCTTTAGAATTTCTTTATTTCTTTTTTCATTATCATAGATGAGAATCTTTTCTTTGCAATCTACATTCTTAGCTGCGATTGAAAGATTTCCATCACCTGAAGCGATGCAGTTATTTAGAAACAAGGAATCTAACTGGCCTTCTACAATTCTTACTGGTTGATTTAAATCAACTGTATCCATACCAAACAATAACTTATCTTTTGAATCGTTTGTTCTCACGGTAACATAACGAAGCACTTTACTTCCAGATTCCAATGATCGACCAGTTACAGCGATTAATTCATTGTAATGGTCATAGAAAGGTATAACTAGACGAGCATCAGGTACTAATTCTTTATCACAAT